TCCTCCTGTTTTTTATTTTATTTTTATATGTTTAATATTAAATTTTATATTTAATATTTAATATTAAATCCAAAATAAACACACGGCAACGGGGATAGCTTGTCAATACCAGTGAATATATATTTATAAACAAAACACAATGTGTTCACAAATACTTTTGTGAACAGATTGTATTTTGTTTATAAATCTATATGGGTATTGACAAGATAGCCACGATTGTCGTACTTATAATTTACTATTGTTGAAAGTGTTTGTGCAAAATGACGAAGAACGTTTTTGTTCCCCAAATTTCATTTTTTTAAAAATCAAAATTTAAAAAACACACAACTGTTATACAAATCTGTTCTTCTTAATATTATATATTATATATATATATATATTATTATTAATTTATTCATATTTATAGTTATAGTAGGTATATAAGTGGAGAACAAAAATGTATAACAGTTTTTACTTTTTAAAAAATGCAAAATTGAGTGATGTGAAAATGGGGTGTTGTTGTTAATAGTTGGAAATCTGCTTTGTGCATAATGCCAAATGCGATTAGACAGACAGACAGACTACAAATATTAATAATTTATTAAGACTTATTATAGTTTTTTTATGGACATAGCTATCCCCATCCGCAGCTACCGGTGTGTGATTGAACCGGCAGTGCGATGATTGGTTGTTATAGTTTATGGTTACAGATTTTCTTTTTAGTCTTACATCATCATCTGGACGAAAGTTCCGTTTCAAGTGCTTTGTTCTACTCACGTCGTTTATGTCTTCGGGTTATTCTGCATTCTTATTCGGTTAGACTCAACGCCCATCAAAATATACGGGTCTATTCGTATGGTCTGGTGGGCGAATGGTCTTTTCCGTTTAGATATTAGATTCTGTTATCAAACTCTATATCTAATGTTGGAGACATAGCGTTTGATTTACGTGTTTCATAATACTCAGTAACCATATCCTTATATGGTTTAATGAGTTCTAGGAATACTTTGTATAAAGCCAGTTTATATTCAGGCTTTAACAGTGAATAGTTCTGTGCATATAAACATTCTTGCTGTGTTTTTAACCAGGTTAGTAATGTGCCTAGGTTTATTATTTCTGGATTATTGAATGTCTTTAGACATTTCTCGCTAAGCTCGGTATTTGCTGGTAATGTTTCTACATTAAGGATATAGTAATTGTTTATATCCTTTGTTATGCTGTTTAGTTCTGGATATGCAGTTAGGACGCAATCGTTGATTATTACACCTGTATGGTATAACAGTGCTGAGTAGTTGGTTATTTCTAATTGTTTTACTCTTTCTAGGTATTTCTTAGTGTTGGCTAATTGTTGTTCTTTAGCTGCTTTGGCAGCTTGTTGTTTTGTTAGTGTATCAATTTCTAGGGATAATTTAATTGTTTTGTCTTGTAGGTCTTTAACCTGTTTGTTGTTCTCAGCTAATAGCTGAGTTTTTATTGTTTTGCTTAGGTTGGATTTGTTTATTGCTGTTATGTTTTCTGTTAGGGTTTGTATTTCTGTAGTTGCCTGTCGGATTAGTGCTTGTTTGTTTTTGATTGTTTGTGTTGTACTCATGTTTGAGTCCTCCTTTGTATTTGTAGTCTGTGTTTCTGCTGTGAAGTTTGTGTTTAGCATTGACATGGTTTATACTTCCTTTCATTTAGCCTGTAATGTAGGCTGTTCATATTAGGGGGTTAGGTTTTAAACCCTCATAATATGAGCTACGATATATATATTATGGGGGAGGGCTACCCCCTCTCCCCCAACTGTTGTGTGTTGTGTGTTATTAGTAACAAACAAATAAATAAATATTATTTAAAAAAGGGCCGTACACTTTAAACTAAACATTGACATTCTATCCAAACAATGGTACAATTTAATAAAATAAACATCGAAGGAGTGTCCATATTGAAAGCACATCAGAATCCGAACCCTCAAGAGTTGGCGCTTAAAATCATTGACGGTAAGTTAGTCATTCACGCAACTGGTTTAGACTACCCAACTGTGACTCAGATGCTGGCACAGGCTCAGTTACACTTTATGCAGAGAACATTATCAGCTGCTCCAGAAACAGACGAGAAGCAGACGAAAGCTCTCAAAGGTGAAATCTATGACATCTATAATGCGACTGCATCAAATGTCTTAGATATGTTTGACCCGACTGCAGAGAAGTGCACCAACTTAACCGCTGAGGCTATCCTTAAAGCTGAGAACGAAATATTGGCAGAAGGTGCTAAGGATGAAGTTAAGAACGTTTGATAAGTGTCCACGCTGTGGCTGCGACCTAGTCCGCACTAAGAACATATCCGGAACTGATTCAGAGTTCTGGCTTGAGTGCACAAGTTGTAATACATATGTAAACACGTACATACCTCAGGAACACCAGGAGAGTTATCATCAGGACTCACATAAGTTCAAAGGTAACTTCGGTGGATTCGGTACCGGTAAAACAACAACGTCACGTGAAGAATTTTATAAGCATATGTTTATCACACCAAACGGTAACTCACTTATAGGTGCGAACATAGCAGCTCAGTATGAGCAGACAATCAAGCGTGACATTGAGAACGATTTACCGGCTGCGTTTGTAGCAGAAACATCTGTGCAAAAACAATACTTTGACTTTATTAACGGACATAGGTTAATGTTCAGACCGTTGGATGACCAAGGTAAACTACGTTCTTACAATTTAACTATGTTCGTTATAGTCGAAGCATCTGAAGTTGACGCAGAGATTTACAGCCAGCTTAAAACTCGTTTAAGAAATTTAAGAGCAACAACACCTTATAAAGATGAGGCAGGTAATATACTCTACACACGAACCAATCGAGGCGTTTTGATTCCTCAGATTGAATTCGACTGGCGTGAAGGAATTATAGAATCCAACCCAGACAGCGGTTGGGTTAGAGTCGACGTTCTGATGGTGTCTGATACTATACACACTTACGGAACAGTAACAGACGAGTACATAGTTCCCGACACCAGCAAAGACGACGCGACGTCTTCGCATATTGCAGCGACTGACATAAACCAATTCCTACCCCCTGGCTTTATAAAAGAAAACATTAAGAACAAACCACCGTGGTGGGTAGCTAGATTTATTAAAGGAAGCTTCGCTTACTCTGAAGGACTTGTTTATCCGAATGCTATGAAAAGCGTAATACCTGCTTTCACTATTCCGAGGGAATGGAAGCGTCTAGTCGCATTCGACTACGGATTAACTGACGCGGCAGATTACATTTGCGCAGCTATAGATGAAATCCATGGGGAGCTGCACATTTATAAAGAAGCAAGAACTTCAAACCGAAACATTGAAGAACTAGCTAAACTTTATTATGACGTCACCTCAGACATACCCAGCGGGGGTTTACTAGGGCAACCAATTATAGACCCTAAGTCTGGACCTAAACGAGATTACAATAAGAAAACATTAGGCGACCATTTCTTAGACTTCGGCATATCTTTTAAGCCTGGGTTTATAAACATCGACGCACGTGTGTTCAGGTTAAACACTTACATAGAGTCTAACAAACTGAAGATACATGACTGCTGTTTATATCTCATTGAAGAACTTAAAGGCTATAAGTTTCCGGATAAGAAACTTGGTAAGCACACCTCAGACAAACCTATGGATAAAGACAACCATAGCATCAACCCGCTTGAATGGATTGTCATGGAGTTACCAGCCGACCCAGGTAAGATTGTTTACGGTGTTTATAATAAGTTTGGCCGAGATGTTACACAACCCATTGACACGACTAAGTATGACCCGTATGCCGAGGATTACGAGAATCCGGAGGCAGCATATAATATAAGTATGAAGGAGCTTTACTAATGTTAAGACCTGCACAGCTGTATGAGGATAAGCTACAGAAAGCCAACCTTGAATCATGGTATAACCCACGTAACCAATACTGGACTGGTTGGTGTTCAGAAAATAAAATCAAAATCCACGATAACAACGGTGAGTATCATCAGTTTGTTTCAGTCGATAAAGATGATAATGTCATCGGGTATATTTGTTACCATATTAATTGGGTTATAAAAAGCGTGACCAACATGGGTATCATATCGTTTGATAAAGGCAACATGACATTCATCACTGATGTTAAAGCTGCCGTGTTGGGTTGCTTTACTAAGTTTAATCTGAACCGGATTGAGTTTAGAGCCATTGCGGATAACCCAGCAATCCGATGTTACAGACGTTACATAAAGAAGTACGGTGGTAGAGAGTGCGGTTATTTCAGAAATAACACTATGCTCATGGATGGGAAGTTGCATGACACCGTATTCTTTGAAATTATACGAGAAGATTTAAAGGAGGCACACTAATGATATTTGATGTAGTTATTATTCTCATATTACTCGTCATTGCACTAGCCTGGATAACAGGCAAGGAGTGCAAAATAAACATCACCGTCAACCATAAATACGACACACCGCCTGCACCAGCACAGCTTGACCCAGAAGTTGACGATGAAAAAGAATCGGTTAAAGGTGTTGTTGAAGCACTCAATAACTTTATGAATGGGGGCAGCAACATATGAGTATTGTCGTCGAATTAAAAACTCTAAAAGAAAACTTTGACATTGCACAAAGTCAGTATGCGCCTGTGTTTCGTAAGCTGAGATTACTTGACGCCGTTGACAAGTCAAAACTCTGGCAAGTAATCGGGGCTAAGTTTCCTGACTATCAGATATTGCCTGACTCTAACTGGGTAGCATACATGAAAAACAATATCATCGCGTCAATATATACCGTTGGTATGGGTGCGAGCATGGTCCCAACATCAGAAGAAGATGTTGATGCTGTCGAAAACATTAACGTTGCACTCGATTACATCTGGGACATCAGTAGCGTAGCGTATTATCAGATGCTTGCCGGTGCAAATGCAGCGTTATACAACGTAGGTTACACTTATGTTGGTTGGGACCCAGACAAAACAGAGGATACCTCAGCAGGATACTACAAAGGTAACGTTGTTTTGATGAATGTATCTCCGACAAAGTTCATGCGTGACCCGTTTGCTAAGGATTTAGAGAGCGCGGCATACTGTATGATGTGGGAAGACCTGCATAAGAACACAATTATGGCAGACAAACGCTATGCAACTGCCTTTAAAAAGTTCTTAGACAGTAAAAAAGCAGTAACAATGGAGTCCGACCCTATGGATAGACTCGAAGACAGGGCTAAAGCACAGCTTGCTACTGACTATTATAAGGTTATCACACACTTTGTTAAGTATATTGACAAGGAAGACAACCTGAAGATAGCAGAAATACACACACTTAACAACGAAGTGCTGCTTTGGCAGAACGATGACGTACTTCCTAGACGTTTTCCTATCGTTGAGTTGTATTGTAACCTGCCTAATGATGACATTCTTGGCATAAGTGAGTGTGCAAGAGTGCTTCCTAACAACATTGCATACAACCTTATGCACTCTATTGCACTTACAGCGGAGTATAAGAACCAGCGACCACCTAGATTCATCTCGTCAACGTCCGGTCTTAACATTAACTCGTTCACTAAGTACGGCAATGAGGCAGACCACACGTTTATTGTCAACGGTGACGCTTCTCAGGCTGTACATTACCACCAGTACCCCCAGATTTCAAGCATGGCACAGGTTACACAGGCTGCATTGCTTGCAGATATGCAGACAATCACCGGAGTTGATGGTAGATACACTGGTAGGGACACCGGTTCCGTACTAACTACGGGTGGTATAGAGGAAATGCTTAACCGTGTTTCACTTATTGACGCACCTAAGATAGTCAACTACGAAAAGTATACTAAAGACTTGACGAAAATCATACTCGCTAACTTTATAGAGTATTCTATGAAGCGTACTTACTTCAAACAGGACCCAGTAACCAACAGATTTACTTCGGTTGAAGTTGATTACGAGAAAATCACAGATAAAGCAGCGTTCCACTACGCTATTAACATCAGTCCGGAGCTTCCTAAGAACAAACAGCGTATCGCTGCCATGGCTAACGTACTCATGGAGAAGCAAATGCAGTACGGTACAGGCAAAACCGGTGCACCTGACCTTATTACTGCAGAAGAATGGTTACGTATGCAGGACTTACCGTTCAAGGAAGCTATGATGAAGCGTATGAACATACAGCGCATGGCTGATATGACTGCTGACGTGGCTGATACCCTGTATAGTTACGCCGGATTGGTCAAAGACGGTGTTGATGCCGACGATGCTATCAACTTTGTGGCACAAAACAAGATGGCACAGCAGCGTGGCGAGGAACCACCGGTACCTATCCCACCTATGGCTGATGAAGCTATGGATATACCGGAGGAACAGACCATTGACCAGTACCAACCCGACATGGGACCACCCGATTTTGACCCATCACTCTTATCAACCGACTTAGGTCTGGAAGATAACGAAGAATTTCCACAATTATAATAATTTTTTTCAACCAAGTGTTGACAAATTATGCAGGCTATGGTATACTGTACTCAGCAGAGTATGGTTCCATAGCCTTTAATTATGTGTTAATCTGCTCCTTCGTTGTGACTCACCAACATAACATTAGGAGGTAATAGGTAGATGGATGAAGACGAAGTAATTGATACATTGGACGGTTTTGATGACGCATTGACAGCATTGGAAACACCAGCAGATGATTCCGATGATGGGACTGTGGTCCCTGAAGTTGATGGAAACATTGATACCCCAGCAGAGGATGACCCAGCCGATGAATCAGACCCAGCAGTCGATACTGCTGACACAAACACCGATGACCCAGCCGTGGGTTCACCTAAAGCAAACAAAGCTTTTGCCGAACAGCGCATTCAGAACAAAATTGCAACACAGGCACTTGAGAAGATTCTTATTAAAGCGGGCTTAGACCCTGCCTTAGCTAGAAATCCTCAGGCAGTTATCCAGATGTTCAATGATGCTGAAGTGGCTGACCAGGCACAGCAAATGAATGTACCTGTACAACTGTTATCCCGTCTTAACGCACTCGAAAGCCAGAACAAAGCCAACGAAGAACAGCGTTTGTACAACACTGCCGTTACTGGTTTTCAGAACGTCAAAGATAAATATAACCTGACCACCGCGGAGTTGAATAGCTTTGCGGCTCAGCTCCAGGAAGCAGGTATCAATCCGTTTGCAAGTGAGATTGATTTTGACCGAGAGTATAAGATACTTAACTTGGACAAGATTATTGAGAACGAGCGTAAGGCTGCCCAGAAAGAAGCACTTGCTAAGCAAGCCAAAGCGACGAACCACAGTACAGTCCCACCTAAAGCGAATGGAAAACCTGCAGAAATAGACGATGGAGAAAAGATTAACACGATGGCACAATTCGATATGCTATTATCGAAAATGAAGTAGCAGAGCTACATGATTAAAGGAGTGGATTCATATGCCAGATAATACAGCTTTTAACGCACTCAACCCAGTCGCAGATATTAACGCAGTAGTTAATATGGTGAATGCAGGCATGGGCACAAAAATCAGACCGGAACTGTTTTATACCAAGCAGTTGCTTGAAACAATTAGACTCGGTGCTGACCAGTACCCATACTACAGACTTGCGACAGCTTCACCAATTCCAGACAAATCAAACAAGCTACAGCTCAGACGTTGGGCACCTTTACAGGCACACACAACCCCGCTTGTTGAAGGTATCCCACCTCACTCAGATAAGGGTTCTGTCGAAACTTATGAGATTGGCGCATTCCAGTATGGTCGATTCATGGAGTTTACCGACAAGGTTGATTTCTCAATGATTGACCCTATCATCGCTACATACTCCAAGGAGTACGCAATCGTTGCAGTTGAAACACTTGATATGCTCGCGAGAGATACATTGCTTTCACTTGCTCAGCGTTTCTATGCAAACCAGAAAGCTAACCTTGAAGGACTCATAATCACAGATAAGCCGACAATCGCAGACCTCAGACTCGTGGTTCTTTCCATGAAGAAGGCTCTTGTTAAACCAAGAATCAACGGTAGATTCCAGGTTATCTGTTCACCGGAATTCGTGTATGACATGATTACTGACCCATACGTAGAAAACTTTATGCGTTATAACAACACAACAAAGCCTATGTATGAGAACGGAACACTCGTACCGATGTTCGACCTTGAGTTCTATGAGTCAATGGCTACACCTGTTTCAGGTGAGTACACCACATCAGGTGGTACTAAGGCGCTCAGAGTCTACAGAATCAACACCACAACTTCAGCATATGAGTATGCTTCATTACCTGAGGCTACTTACCTTACTGCTGCGGCATCAAACTATGTGAAGGATTCACGTACAGGTATGGACGCATCATATATCCCAGACAACAAAGTTTGGAATATCGCGGCCTTTAACGCAGCTGCACCAGCATCAGGTCCAGACGCACGTAACGATACGTCTGGTGAGTGGAAGGAATTCCTTGTTAACCACATTATCGTTGTAGGTAAAGACGCACTTATCAGAACAGGTATCAGTGGACAGGATAGTGCTAAGATGTACGTTAAGGGTAAGGGCTCTGCCGGAGTTCTCGACCCAATCGACCAGCGTCAGTCTATCGGGTTTAAGATTAACTCTGTAGGTTTTGGCTCTGCTCGTAATGAAGCTATCGTAGACTACATCTGTGTTCCTTCAACATTAAACATGGCTTAGGAGGCTAATACACAATGAGCACAAAAACACCTAGAGATATTCCAGAAGCACCGATGACAGCAATACCTATGGATGAACCGGTTACAAAAGACACTTTTGAAGACGCCACCCATAGGGCCAACTCGGATGTTACTGTGAAAAATATGCGGCGTAAAGCACTCGGTGCTGTATATGCTGCCGAACCAAAGGTGGCTATCATGGTCGCACCGATGTACGAAGCGCACTTCGGTAAGATTATGAACGTGTCCATCAACGGCATTAACTGTGCCGTACCTTGTGACGGTAAACCGTACAGCATCCCAGATTCATTCGCAGCAGAAGTCCAGGCGAGATTACGCGCAGTAAATGAGCAGCAGGCTAAGCAGAAACGCTTCTCCGAAATCGGAAGAAATAATGAAACTTCGCCTGGCGAGCTAAAACTGTACTAAAGAAATTAGGCGGGAGGATTAAAAGTTCTCTCGCCTTTTTATTAAGAGGTGACCACAATGTTAATTTCTAAAATAGTTAGTGGAGTAAACGCGAAACTCGCCGGAGAATTGTTATCTTTTGCCGAGCTAACCGTGCATCTTGATACTGTTGTCGATGAAATAAATGCAAAGATGAACACCAAGTTTCCTGTGTTCTCAGAATTAGCCGAGGGTGTTGTTGATTACACAGCGATACCTGATAAATATATACGCACTGTTATAATCCCAGGCACCGCTTACTACTTCTACACTACAGATGAAGAAGGCGCGATGGTCGCTCCAGAATATAAAGAAGCTTATTATCATAATCTATTTTATATGGAACGCGATTTTATGCAGTTGATTCCTGCGGAATATTTAGAATCAGATACACAAGGCAGCGTAGATTTTACCGCAGAAGCTGATGGGAATATACGCGGTTTAACAATACCAAACTCTATTTGGTATGACCGTTAGGAGATGATGTTATGGGCGCTACACCACAAATGTTTAAATCATACAACCGTGGCACACGTAACATGATTGTTGAAGAAGCGTATAATATGGGTATGTTCTACACCAATAACCCATTAGATACTGCATACGTGAAGATGTTAATTAATTTTGACTACAAAGATGACGGTTCTTCTCTTGTGCCCCGCGGTGGACTACAACCAATCAACACAGTAGAGATGACACCTGGCTATGCCGTGTATCCTTTTGTAGCATTTACGACTAATGTAAATCTAAAAGATAATAACTACATCGAAGATTATCGTACAAAGTGTTACATCGTTACCGCAATCGCGGACAAGACGGCTGTTATACCTGAGTATCCAGCAGAGCGTAAAGCCACACTGTACGATAACACTAAAACATTCTTATATGTGCAAGACCCTGTTACTGAGCAGTTTGTTAAATCAACCAATGTTGAGATTGAGTTGACTGACCCAAATGCGACACCATCTGTTGCACAAAAGGATATAAAATTTTTAGGTGAAGCGTATAACACCAGCGTTACGGTGCATGACTTGCCGTTAAACTCTAACAGTGTTCGACAGCCTGTCTACACAGTGTTAGATAACGTAGGTTATTTCGCATACTACAAGGACACTGTTAAGCTGTGTCGACTTATTGTGAATAAAAAAGATAACGCATACACACATTACTTTGAACCTGTTGACCCTATGGTGGTTACGGTAAAAGAAGTTATAAGTAACGGCTATAATATGCTTGCTGCAAATCCGTATACATTTGCAAACACAGCAGCAGCATCGTATGCTATCGAAGGCATACTTCCTTACAATAAAAAACCAGGTGAAGCTGACAGAGAACTGTTGCTTGCCGCAAGACTCGGACAGTCTGTTAATTTTGAATGTGTATATACGTACCCAACCAACGGTACAAAAAAATTACGTGTGTGCTGGGAGTGTTCAACAGACACAGGAACAACCTGGACTATGCTGCAGACTGCCAAGTTGGTTAATACAGCCAATCCAGAAGCCACCGTATCACCAGAATATGCGTTGGGTGACCACATCTGCATAGACTACCAGCCAACTGTACGTGAGTTCCAAATGCGTGTAAGCCTTTATGAAGTTACTGCAGGCGGTGATGCAGGTAGCAACCCCATTAAGATGTTAGTGTTGCCGGTATATACGGTGGCCAATACACTGACAACTAAGATACTTAAACCTATTAAGTATAATTTAGCCACTGCCGCAGGTATGATGTGTTGGAAACAACGTGTACTTCTATGGGGCGTGGCCGGTGCCGAGAACATATTGTTTACCTCAGACCTAAGCAACCCGTCATACTTCCCGTACCCTAATGGTATAGAGTTGTTTGATGAAGCTATCATACACGTAACGCAGTTTCTTGATAACATTCTTGTGTTCACTGCGTCTAATATATATATAATAACACTAGCCACGGATGGTTCTGGGTTAGCAACCACTATGGTGCAGAACCGTTTGAGTATATCTCCATTAGACAAACACGTTATTCAGGTTATTAAGAACATGGTGTTCTTTAAATCGGGTAACTACTACTATATGATTGTGCCAAAAGCACAGTCGTTGACTGGAGAACTTACTGTCGCGCCAGTATCTAAACCAATCATAAGTCTGTTTAATAATTTTGAAAGCAGTGTTCGTGATGCTATGGAAGCGGTTTACTATAAAGCCTTACCAAATACATACGCACTCAGCTTAACAGATTATTATAACTACATAGATAATATGCTTATCAGAAATGTTTACACATTTGAAGTTACTGCTACCGATGGCTATGTTATGCATCCGTTTAAATTTAATTTTATATTAAACTACGATACGGGTATAAGAACATGGACGGCATACGTGCACCAGGCTAATGGAGTTTTACTACCGTTCAGATACACTATTACGGACACGACCACGCTGTTAGATGTTTGTAATGTGACAACTGCAGGTGTCGTAACCAAATCTTATGTCCAGCTTTTAAGATTGAACAACACCGCTTGTGTAGATACACTGCAGTTGAATCCAGAAGAAGGTCTACGTAAAATTCCTAACTATCAGTACATTGATACAGGCTACCGTAAACACGGTGACCAGTACAAGAAACGATACCGTGAGATACAGATGAAGTTTAATAACATCTCTAATAAGAAGCTGCGTTTTTATGCTGACTTTTTAATTGATGATGATGTGCGTAAAACTTACTACACATACAGGCCCACGCATATCATAGACCCGACAAACCCAAACTATGGTCTGTTCTATATAGAAAAAGTCATAACAGAAACAGCCGTAGTAAACGGTGCAACCACATTAGGTGGTGCAACAGACGAGTATTGGGAGCTTGACTTCTCTAAGTTTCCTGAGCTTGCTACAACTAAGGTAAGATTTCCGGTGTCTGGTAAAGGTTATGTCCCACGACTTAAACTATTATCATTCAATGAAGTCCCGTTTGAACTCAATAATATAAATTGGGTTTCACGAACATTATATGCGAGGTGATTATTATGGTGTGGGTACCACGATACATTAAACAAACAGTTGCTAAAAGACCTGGGCAGATTGTTAGTTCAGAAGATTGGAATGATTTATTTAATCTTCTGATAGGCCAAGGTGATTACACCGCAGAAGGGTTGCTTACTGCTGTAACAACCTTTACAAATAACCTAACAACCAAAGCAGACCTTGTTAGTGGTAAAATTCCTTTGGAGCAGATTCCTGAAATATTTAAACCAACTGGGTTGGATGCTCTTATTACAACAGTAAATAATCTGGCGGTGGCGGTGCCTGCTAATAAAGCAGAAACAGACAAACGTTGCACAGACTTAGAACAGCATCTACTTAGCATAATGTTAGGAGGCGTTTAATATGAGTATAGAAGCTAGTATACTTTCCCAAACGACAACAGAAAATATGCTGCCTGTTATTCCACGTAACACAGCAGGCACAAATACAGATATTTTTGTTAAGCTGAAGAATTATATCGTACTGTGGACTGGCGCAGGAAACCCGTTGACACTTTTAAAAAAGACTGCAAATGGCTATAAAACCATAAAAGTTTTACCCAAGGCCGGTTATACAGTTCCACAGGTCATTGGAAACAACGACGCATTTGTTACTAAAGATGATGTCAACTGTTCTATTACTATCACCTTTATTGACCCAAATACAGACGAAGTCACACGAACCAGCGTAGTGGTTAGTACGGCCACGTTGGGTAACGGTAATTATTACCACGTAGACACATGCAACGGTACAATATTTGTAGCAGCACAAGAAGGGGCGAGCAGTTTTCTATATATAGGTACTGTTAACTTCACCAATAAAACAGTTTCATTCATTAAAAAAACTATTCAAAGC